ATCTCCATCATTACCCAATCTTATCGAGTTACGTGCGGACTTGAGCGGACTCATACCGTATAAGTGAGAACCTACTCCATCGTAGTCAGGATTCCAATACTTCCAGTGCATAACACTCTCCGCCTCTAATCTCTCGCCGGAATATCCGTACACATCTAGGATGTAGGCTTTGACTAGACTCTCATACGAGGCATCCGCAATCAGCTTGGTAAATTGGGAAGGCATTACCCACATCTCTCCAATAGAGCCATCACCCAACTCAACAAAATGCGTATATCCGTTCCCGGTAATCAGCTGAAAGCCCTTCATGTTCTCATACCATTCGGGATAGCCTTGCAATGGATTTGGTTGATGTATCAGCTTGTATAAAGGATCGCGTTCATCTAGCACATCCTCAAAGGCTTGCTCTTTTAACTCTAGAGCGTAATCGATATTCTTTTGTGTTGCACCGTTGCGCATTGCGTACTTCATGGAGCGATACTGGTGAGCCTTCTTTACATCCTTGACCTCATGCACTACCGGAGGAACGGCGGAAGCGGAGCGCGTAATCCCATTCACTACCGCATAGACATCCGGATTGTTGGAATAGGCATCCTCTACATATCCCTCCTGCGTATCGGCGAAGGAAATAGGCATTCCGGATTGATAACGAAACAACTGCCTATTTAGCCGGTTGTTTAATCGTTGTTTTTTGAAAGGGATTAAATCGCTGAAATTCATTTGCAAATGTTTTGATACAATTTAACAATTTTTTACGAGTTAATAAATAAAGAAACATAAGCCGGTCAAAACCTATGTAACAAACAGAAGATACAATGATCTATATCAAATCAAATTCTAGCTTTTTTCTCCGGAGCTTATCGGTCAAACAATACCTAATTGCATCGATGCCATGATTGAAATGGTCTGTGGGTTTATTGGTCGATACTCCATGCCTATCCTTCGCCCAAATATACGAAGAAAATTCCTCAATTAGATTCTTACTTGATGTATGTACCACAATGGGATATTCGTTCATTCGCTGAATGCCGTACATAATCGAATCTCTACCTTTTTGCGCTGGAGATACCCATATTCCCTCCCTCTTAAGCTCCTCGATGCTTTTAGGCTCGGCGCTATCCGCTATTATTTGATCTGTAATACCTAAATCTTTCACGTAACGGCTAATATCTTGATTTGTGAGGCCTTTCCGGTATATATGCTCTTTTACATACAGTTTACCGGAATGCAGTCGCACCTCGATTAGAGTTGTAGGATCGTTTGTAAAACCGAAGTCCATCCCGAAGGCTCTCCATTTGTACTCCTCTGGCCATTCGCTTGAGGTTTCAAAGTTTGGAAAGATAAGCCCTTCCAACCTCCCCACTTTACCCATTCCATATACTAGCCACCGGTATTCGTTGGCCGTACCTCTTTTTATATTTTCCGGAGTTGGCTCATAGCTCTCTATTTTCTCCTTGATAGCCGGCGCGATAAACTCATTGTCATTATACGTCGTTATGCACCACTCGACATCCTCTCTACCTTGTAATTTATCGTGCGCCCAAAATCTCGCACTTGGATTGAAATCGAGTATTGTTTGCTTTGTGGTACGGATGTTGATTTGCTCAAATATACCGTACTTGATAGCGTTGGCCTCATTGAAAAATGCGATTGTCCTTTTACCGGATCGGGCATCGTACTCATCCTGGAATGACTTAAACTCCATTATCGAACCGTTAACGCATTCAAAGATACGATCCGATTTATTCTCATACGGCCAATACAATTTAAGTTCCGGAGTGTTGGATAGTATCGTTTTAGCATCTCGATAAGCTCCGGACTTTAGATTGGGAACATCCTCTGCGATTACTGTGATTGTTTCTTTATCCTCCGCTCCCACCATAAAGAGATGTTGGAGTATCGTGTAAGTTTTTCCCGAGCTACTTCCGCCTTGTTGTACGTTGATAGGCTTATTTTTTAGGAGGCTTTGATGAACCTTTTGATTCATCCCCATCCGGAATGTTTCCATAGACTACCTCCAATTTTGGGAGCTTTACCTCTCCGCTATGTTCTCTGTATTCCATTGCTAGTGCCTTGCGTTCATCATTGGTTGCTAGGAGCTTGTATAGAGCCAGGAGTCCGGCAGGTGATTTACTTTGATGCAACTTAGATCGTATTGATACCTTTGTACGCATCGCGTTTTTATTGAGCCTTTCTTTTATGGCCTTTGATTTCTCCGAATCAGGAGGAAAATGCTCATAGAATGTACTCTCTGCAATACCTAAGTAAGCCACTACATCAGAAACAAAGAACAATGTATTTTCTTCTATCTCCTGCAAGGCTTGGTTATATAACTCATCGGTATTATAGGCCATTATTTAAATACGCTTTTGATTGCTCCCTCAGCGATAGCCATTATCTCGGACTTGGTAATCTTTTGGCCGGCCTCGCTTGCCTCATCGGTTGCTTTTATCAGCTCCTCTGATAGGTACTCAACTAACACATTGAGTTTGGCCTTGAGTCCTGGTCCGGTCTTTAGTAAGCCGAGCGCAAACATTCCTACTAAGCCGATTACATAGATGGCAAATTGAACGATTGTTAATTCTGTAAATTCCATTTCGAGTAATTGTCTTATCCCTGCGACATTAATGCCGAGAGATGTTGCGATTGTGGTTATGAGTAAATATACGAATTTTTCGAATGGATTGATATTCCGGAGTTTTTTCTTAATCCGGTAGGGTAGGGAGCGCTTAATCGGAGGGAGAGGAGTCTGTTTTGCTTTGCGTAAATTGATGTCGAGGTTGTGAAAGCACTTTGTATCGGAACAAAGGTTGAGATCGTGATAGTGATCTTTGCAGAGTTCACATTTGCTCGCGTTCGATTTTACCTTTTTGGTATTCATTGTATGCCTTCACTAGCATATACACCGCAACGGCCGTTGCCGATACGATACTTGGGTTTACGATTATTGTTTCCGCTAGACTTCCCTCCATGAGAGAAATCATCCAGGTAGTTATTGTGCCGAATATACCGAAAATTGCTTTGGAGTCGATTATTTGCATAGTGAAGTTGTTTTATACAAATTTACAACTTTTTACAATTTATCGAAAGTCTATTCTATGATTTTCACAATATCGTATAATTCTATATGCTCCCAATCTACCTTATCCCGATCGGAGATAAAGAGATGTTTCCCTCTGTATTTTTTATCGATGTGAAACCCTCCGAATGCAAAGAGCTCTCCTGGAGGATAGTAGCATATACGGTTGATATTTGGGTTAGCGTATAGAGCTAAGAGTAGCCGGTTGAAACTGTCGTAATTCGTGAGAGATGGCCTCAAATCTATCGCTCCCGAGCCGTTGAAATAGTGTTGGCTTGAGCCTTGCCCAAAACGAACAGAGTCGGTAATCTTGATGGGGAAGCCCACTAAGGAGCGCACTTTGTCGAGTTCATCAATCCACGTCTTAATCTTTGGGATGATGCTCCTCTCCTTTACTTGTGGATGATCGAGTTGCTCATCTTTGATAAATTCTGTTAGATTGAAATAGCTCATTTCTCTTTCTCCATTAGTAGCATTACTGCTCTCACTACTTGAAAGCTGGCATATTTCGCCTTGCCCGATTTAAAATAATGTAGCCGGCTCATTGTAACTCCGGTTTTTTGCTTTACTCGCGCGAGGTTTTGATCTTGTAGCCAATCCCATACCTCTTGCTCTTCTTTCATTGATTGTGTCATTTTGTTATGCAGATTTTAGGGTTTTTGTTGTGCAGATTGTAGTCAAGTTTTTTGCGCAGAATACTTGACAAATTGAATAAGGTGTGAGGACTTTCTTTATTCCAAAAATTGGGTGGCTTCTCCTCAAGCGTTTGCAACCGCTCTTTACATATCATACCAACAAGTTTTGCCTTATTCATTCGTCTTTGGTGTTAAAGGTTTCGTTGTAGTATTGTTCTAAACTTTTATTTTCAATAGAGCCTATAGCCATTCCTTTACCATCGTTAACGGATTGAATGATTGCATTTTTTTCTATTTCCTTAGCTTGTTTCAGGAATTTATCACGCCATTCATCAGCTGTACCTGCTGAAATTTCATCT